GGTAACTCCTCGCGCAATCCAATTGCGCAATACCATGCCGACCAACAGAACGCATGGAAAAAACCGCTCACTGCCACTAAGTAAATGGCTGTTACCTTCACCGCTACCACTGTAGCCAATCCCATCGGAGCTCAGGGAAATTACCCCCTGACTCAGGATGCAGCTCACGAGGGCATGATTGCTGATCAGCAAGCCTATGTCTCCCGTAGCTACATCAACCAGTCCGGCGCGGCACTGCCTTTTGGGGCACTGCTGAGGATCGACAACACCCCGACGACCAATGTCGCATTGGCAGTCGAGATCGCTGCAGGAGCTACCAACATCGTTGGTCTTGCCGTGAGCTCCATGACCATGGAGGGTGTTGGGGGCTCCCAGTCCTACATCCCCAATCCCACTCCTATCTTCTCGGACGGCCGCCTCGGCTATCCCGACAAGGAGACGGTGAATGTCCTTTCCAAAGGCGTCGTCTGGGTCTACGTCACCGAGGCCGTGGCTCTCGGAGATGACGTGCGCTTCTGGAATGCCGCTAACACCACCGGTGGTAGTGCTGTTGCAGGTTCGTTCCTTGGACGTTTCGCCAAAACGGCCGTGGCCAATAGGACCACGCGCATCACGGGTGCCCGCTGGCTCTCTGAGACCTCGGCAGCCGGTCTGGTTCTTCTGGAACTGGACATCCCCGCTTCCACTTTCACCGCTGACGTGCCATGACCAGAGACATCCGTAACGATGCTGATGTCGGTATCTTTCTTGCTCGCGAGCTGGAGCAAATCCTTACTCGCACTTTCGAGCAACAGTATGCTGACATTAAGTATTCCACTGTTGTACCTATTTCTACTGAAGTAGGTCCCGGTGCCAACTCCTACACCTATCGGGTGTTCGACAAGATCGGCAGTATGAAGATGATCGCTGACAAAGCGCAGGATCTTCCCCGCTCCGATGTGCTCCGCAAGGAAGTCACCCACCCGGTGCGTTCCTTCGGCGCCTCGTTCGCCTACACCGTTCAGGAAACCCGGGCCGCCTCCATGGTCCCCGGCATGAACCTGGAGCAGCGTCGGGCCAATGCCGTCAGGCGGGCCTATGAGGAGACCATGCAGTCCCTCGCCTTTTTCGGAGATACCGGAAGTGGTATGAAGGGCTTCTTGAACAACGATCAGATCGATAAGCTTGTTCCTAACAAGTGGTTCGATACTGCATCTACGGACGAGATGCTGCAACTGCTGAACGAAGGTCCCACTCGCCTGGTTCAGAACAGCAACATGAAGGAAAGCCCCAACACCATGTTGGTGCCCTACGACGTGTACCGCATCATCTCCACCACCCCGAGATCGACCACCAGCGACACTACGGTTCTGGAGTTCTTCCTCCGCACCAATCCGATCATCCGTGCCATTGAACCCATCAATGAGCTCGAAGCATCGAAATCCGGTGGTCGCCTGTCCAAGGACCGCATCGTCATCTACGACCGGAGCCCAGACAAGCTCCAGTTCCATATCACTCAACCCCTGGAGTTCTTCCCTCCGGAGCGCCGTGGTCTGGAATTCTCCGTTGCTGCACACGCTCGCTGCGGCGGCCTCGCTTGGTACTACCCCAAGAGCGGCCTTGTCATGGAGAAAGCGTAGCCTTTTCTGACCTATTCTGAACAGGTTGCTAACCCAACCCATCCATCATGATCCTCGTTTACCGTCCCGAGCTGCTCAATCCTCCAATGGACAAGGAGGCCTTTTGGGGCTTCTCTTTCCTGCAGAAGGAGGGTCTTCCTGATTACTTCTGCCTCTCGGCGGGTGTTAATCGTGATGTTCCAGAGACAGTTTGGGCTGCAATCCAAGACTACGCAGAGGTTAAAACCGCTCTTCAAATCGGTGCTTTACGCATTGAAACCACAGAGTCCACTGTCGTAGAAGAACAAGTCGAACCTGAAGCTAGCGATTCTCTCGCTGCTTTCCCTCTTGAAACCGCTCTGCGGTTGATTGAAGACAGCTTCGATCTTGAACAGCTCTCTAAATGGGACGCTAAGGATCAGCGGATCAAGGTCAAAAACGCGATCGCAAGACGCAAGACAGCTATTACCTCTGGTAACGGCTAGTGGCAATTCCTTCTACTGAATCCTTCCTAACCCGTTTCCCCGAGTTCGGAGAGCAGTCGGAGGACATTGTCGAAGGGGCTATCGCAGAAGCGGGTCGTGCTGCTTCTCCTGTCGTGTGGGGCTCCCTCCACACAGACGGTGTCACCTATCTTGCCGCCCATCTCTTGGCCACCCGCATCGCTCAGATCGGTCTGCAGATTGAGGCTCGCTCTGGTGCCCCCACGGGCAACCTGATCGAATCGACTCTCTATGGCCAAGAGTACAAACGACTTCTTGACTCACTCGCTATTTGTGGTTTCAGTCTCTAGTCATGCCTATCGCTACTGCGATTATTGCTGATTACGCCCCTTGGGGTAATGCTGAACTGGCGTTTGAGGTGCCCGCAGACAGGCTGGGCTCTGTAGATCCTACTACAGGAAACTTCACTCAAGATCTCGTAACTGTCGAATATCTCGCTGCTATCAAGCTCCAGGTCCCATCTTGGAAAGCGGATAGCGGTGTAGATACCACAGTTTATTCGTGCTCGGGGCGCTTATTGCACCCCACCAAGCTAGATCCACGCATTACCAATGGCTCCCAAGCCTTTGCAACGATCAATGGCTACCGAGGACGTTTTGAACTGGTTTTTGATCTCGCGATGGATGCCTACCATCGCGCAACACTTCGACAGTCCATCGGCGGCATCTTCCGAGTTGTAGGAGGCCCAGCGTAATGCCACGGCCACAACGAGATTTTGAACGAGCTCTTCAAGCTGCTAAGGCCAAAGCAATGCGGCAATTAGCGGTATATCTCGAAGCTAGTTTCACTGATGAAATTTCAGCAGTGAAGTGGGGCTGGCCTAATCCTCCAACTCAGCGGGACATCGTGGACACAGGTCGTCTCCGGGCCAGCTTGACCCGTGAGATCAACGCAGATGACTCCGTCACTTTTACCTGGGCTACCGAGTACGCCTCCCATGTCCATGAGGGGTATGTCGCCACCAATGGTCAACGCTACCCAGCTAGGCCCTGGACACGAGAGCCACTCAAGGAGGTCCCAACAAAGTTCGGTGTGTTCCTCCGTGCTGCTCTGGAGCGCTCGTCATGACGATCTCCACCGCCTGCCCCAGCCCCCGCGACCTGCGCCGCACTCTTGAGCGCTACATCCTCGACATCTACGAGGCTGACGGCTCCACCCTCAAGAGCGAGTTGCACTGGCCAGGTGTCTACACCCTGCCCAATGGCTCTCGAACTCCTGCGGTCTATGTCATCGGCTCTTCCACAGTGCCTTCCAGCTGGAACATCACCGGCATCGAATGCACCATCGAGGAAGTCCCCGAGGTCCGATCTCCAGGTTCGATGAGCGGCGTTTTGTCTTTCGAGACTTGGGACGTCCGCTTCACGAACTACGGCAAGAAGGAGGGCACCCAAATGCCCCTTTCTATGCGAGACATCGTCCGCCGATTGGTGCGGACTTTCCCCCGGGCTTCAATTGTGCCAATGCGTCGTACTGAGGCAACTTTTGAAGCTGTCACGGCTCGTATCACCGAGCCATCCATCCATCCCCCCATCCCCTAGGAGAACCTACCATGGCCGATTATGCAATCGGACTTGCTTTCCACAAAGCCCACCGCACGCTAGTTCGTGCTGTAGGTCTTAAAGCCCCTTGTCGCTATTACGCTACACGTAATAGTACCACTGGTTTGATCACCCTGCCCACATTGGACGCGGGTGATGCTTATGTCACCATTCAAGGTGTGACACAAACCTCGTTCCAAATCAACGACACCAATCAAGACTTCCGTCTGCTTGGTGATGACGGCTGGGGCGATAGCGTGATCACTGGATCTAGCGTGCAAGCCAGTGTTACGACTTACTTCCTACGGGACACTGATGTTCCTACTGGGGGTACAGGTACTTGTCCCCAATTTGTCGGTGATTACGAAGAGGGCTTTGAGCTGTTCCAACGCGCCCGTTACGACAAGAACTTCGAGGTTTACTTCGAGTTCCTGAAAGAAATGGGTCAGGCTACCGGCACTACAGGGGCTTACATCTACGACTTTACAGGATTCAACGCTGTTGTCTCCAATTACCAAGAGCAGATGTCAGCCGAAGGCCTGACCGAGATCTCCTTGGATCTTATGTCCCGGGGTCGTCCTGTGTTCGGCAAGTACAGCAACACCACTGCGCTCAGCTTCGCCTGATTGCGGCTGCCATCACACTCACAGGGCCCCGTTCTCGGGGCCTTTTTCTTCGGCATGAACTATCCACTCTTGAGTGATCCGGAAAGCACAGTCTTTGCGGTGAATTGTCGAGTCGAGGGCTCCACGCTCCACTGTGGTGCCCTCTATCTCGAACCCCTCATCCGTCACCAGTCTATACGCTTAGCGGATGAACGCGCTACATTGTCAGTGAATCTCCCACCAGAACTGCTCAACCAATCGACCCCATGTCGGGCCTGGGACGTTGAGCTCCCTACAAGCCATGAGTAAGTACGGCAGCCTCCTATTTCCCGCGCCTACCGAGTTCCACGAGATCGGACCCTTTCGGTTACCAATTCACAAAGAGCTCCGTCCTGGTGAAATTATTGGGATTGAAAAGATTGATAAACAGCAGAGCAAGGCAACACTTGCTCAAATGAAGTTGGTTCGTCGAATTTCTAAAGATAAGGACATCGCACCGAAGGAAGCACAGGATCTCCTGTCCAATCTGTCGGAGGATGCAAACGGCGATCTCCTGTACGACTACGTCGAGGAGTTCAGTGAAGTCCAGAGTGCCGGCATCTCTTTCACACAAACGCAGATCGCTTATGTGACTCTGCTAATGCAGTACAGAGGGCAAACCAAAATGCCCAAATCTCGTGAGTGGATCCAAACCCGGGACTGGACCCAAGAAGACACCGAAGACTTGCCTTCTGAAATCCGCAAGAGCCTTTATCAGTTCCTTCTTTGGGAGCGCGACGGTTGGCCTGAACCCGAGGGAAAGCCAGAAGAGGCGGAAGCAGCGCTCGCGAGCTGAGCATCGACGAGATCATCGACCGCTGCGAATCCCATCTCAGGCTCCCCGAGACCGATTGGGATTCGATCTACTTCCGCATTCGCTGCTCCCCTCTCGGGCCTGATTTCCCCGCTGACCGGTTCCTGCGGACCCCAGTTCGCGTGATTCGCTGGGTCCTCCGTGAACTGGACAACCAGGAATTCGGCCGAGCCAACCTCGATGCGCTCCCGGTAGCTCGCCTGACCACGACCCTAATCGGGATTGCTCACGGCTTCTCCGGATCCAAACGCGCCGCCCCCAAGTTGGATGTCAAGGATTTCCTGCCGTTCCCGGATTGGAACCCCGAGGGCGCAACCCGCATCGGGCCCAGTGACGAAACTGTGGCCCAGTTGAAAAAACTATTACTCAAGCGTCAGATTCCTATGCATGTGTTTACTTCTCTGATTACCCCGCTCAGCCAATCCACGTAAAATACGGATAACGTATAGGGCTTAAGGTGTGTCTGAGTATCAGATAAAAGTCACAGCGGACACTAAAGCCGCTTTAGATGAGTTAAGAAAACTATCTAAACAGATAGAAGATGTAAACAAGCCAAAGATAAAGCCTATTGTAGATTCTAATAGTCTAGCCTCTTTAACCAAAGGTTTACAAACTGAGCTAAGGCGCTTAAAAGAGCATCAAGTCACTATCGACATCAATAGCACTTCGTTCAAACAGTTAGGCGCACAGATTCAAGATACTCAAAATAGGCTTAGGGGTCTTGAGCAAAAGAAGCTGCTTATCAATGCAGACCCCTCTAGCATCGTTGCGTTAAGAGCCAAACTCGGAGACTTACAGCAACAACTTGAGAGAGTTAGTACAAAATCCGAAGCGTTTAAGCGACTTACTGGAGAGATCAAAAAAACTGAAGCTGCCTTAAGCGGAGTAGGTAGCGCGGGCGGAGGGGGCGCAATGCGTCTTGTGGAGAACTTTTCAAAAGTTGGTCTTGCCCTGTACGGTGTACAACAGGCTGTACGTCTGACGGGTGCTGCTTTTAGAGGGTTTTTTGATGAAACAATAGGCAGGGAAATCCAGTTTAGAGAAACGATACTTAAAACCCAGACCACTCTGGCTTCTACCAATAAAGTCTTTCGAAATGGTTCAGAAATTACAGATCCTTATCAAAAGATTGTAGCTCTTACAGGACAAGTTGAGGAGCGTGTCGATAGCATCCGCAAGCGCTCCATTGAACTCGCGGGAGTCACGTCTAATGATGTAGTTGAAGTTTTCGCAATTGTCTCCTCTCAGATCGGAATGATCGGTGGGGGCTTAAAAGATGCGGAAGATTTAGCAATCAGCTTCTCTGCCGCTTTAGGCACCTTTGGTCTTCCACTACATCAGGCTCGCCAAGAGATTGGATCGATCCTGCGGGGAGATATTACAAAAGACTCGTATATGGCGAAGGCACTGGGGATTACTTCAGAAGATGTAGAAAGAGCACGAACACAAGCCGGTGGTGTGGTTGCCTTTATTCAGAACAAATTAGAAGGTGCTGTCGCTGGACAAAAGATAGCTGCACAGAGCTTCTCTGGCGTGATGAGCAATCTTAAGGATTTACAAGAACTCTTTGGACAAGAATTTGGTAAAGGTTTACTCGACCCCATGCTGGGCGGTCTCCGAACTGTTTTTAACTATCTCAATAGCATTCGGGATACCCTATTCGCAATAGGTAGAGAAGCGGGAGCGGGTATCGGTGAACTCCTCGGCAATAATTTATCAGCGATCGTTGGAGGATCGGATTTATTCCAAGGCATAGGCGCCAGTGCCGCCGAGGGCGCTAAGCAGTTTGTAACCGTTATTCAACAAGCTTTTACCTCATTGCAGGCTGATGCTAATGAGTTTATTGCACCAGTTCGCAACATCTTAGAGGAGCTTGTTAAAAGTGCTGGTGTTTTACTCAGTGCATTCTTAGAACTAGGCAAGGCCCTGGCCTCTATTGGTGTCGAATCTCTAAAATCGCTTGCTTCTCTTTTTTCAAACCTCAGTGAAGTTGTAACAGTTATTGCTACAGGCCTTGCTGGTGTGCTGAAAGTTTTGACAGCACTTGTGCAGCTTCCGCCTGTGATGGTGCTTGCTCAGTTGGCTGCTCAAGTAGCAATTCTGAACAAGCTAGGCATCACCCAGATGTTCGCCGGCGCTATCGGACCCATCAGAAATATGAGTACGGCTGTGGTGGGCCTTAGTCAAAATCTGATTAGAAGTGGAGTTAGCCTGAAGACTTTCACGAGTGCAGCCGTTGGCATGGGTGCTGCAGTATCTGCAGCGGTTGTATCCATGGGGCGAGCGGTTGCTGGTTTCATGAAAGCTAATGCGTACATGATAATTATCCAAGTTACTTTAGCCGTTGTTATAGATCTTTTCGGTCGTTTCCAGCGTCAGCAAGAAGAACTGGCACGCACCCAGAAAGCAGAAGCAGCATTGAAGGAACTAAACACTAAGTTTCGTGATGTAGGTGAGAGCGCTACCGAGGCCGAAAAAGCTCAGAAGGCATATTTAGAATCCCTAGTTAGTAATGAGTATGACGCTGCTGTCAATAACTTAAATGAAATAAATGAGAAACTAAGGCTACAGGCTGGCCCTAATATCTTCGAGAAACTAGGCAATAGCGTTAAATGGTTTGCTGGAGAGCTAGACAAACTGCTTCGCAAATTTGGACCATTACTTGCGTTGATTTCTGGCGGCGCAATCGGAGGCGGCACATTAGGAGCCATCGCAGGGAAGCAACCTGGAAGAGGGAGTAAATCCACAGATAATAAAATCTTCGGTTTTGATACCCGCAATATCACCGATCCCATGGGTCGTCACAGTAAAACGGGGTGGTATCAGCAAGACTTACTACGTCAGCAACGAGAAGCAGCTGCCCGTGCTGAAAAATTTAAGCTCAATGATAAAGCTGGCGGCACCGGTTCAGATGACATCCGCCTTCAGGCTGAAGAAAACCGCGCCAATATCGAAAGACAAAAGCAGCTTGAAAGTGATCTAGCTGAGCGTCGTCGCGCTTTCGAGGAAGATCTTGCCAACTTCCGCAAGTCCCAGGAGGACGCCGTCTTCGAGCGTCGTCAGTCCCTGGCCCAGAAGGAAATCGACATCTTCCGCGCTGCTGGAGAGCTCCGAATCACCCAGATGGAGCAGGCCAACGCAAAGCTCCTCGAAGGTGAGGAAGGCGCCTCCCGGGCGGCCATGGAAGCGCTGAACACCTATATCACCGAGCGCGAGAAAGGGGAACTCAATATCGAAGCGCAGAAGAAAGAGATGGCTACCGAGCTTGTCAATATGGAGAAGACGCTAGCCGACTACAGGCTAGAGCAGGAAAAGCGAATTGCTGAGATCCGTAGAAAGGCGGATGAATACACAATGCTGGCAATTAAGGGTCAGCAAGAAATCGGTGCTGGTATGAGTGGTAGCGCTACCACTGGTGGCGTGACCGGCCTTTCTGGTGGTAAAGCCTTTGATTCAGGCCTTCGCACTGGTCCCGCTCACCTGATAGGTGGGAGCTCGGAGTATCACCAAGATATGGCATTTGGCGCTGGAGTACCACTCAAAGAGCAGGTAGCTCTTGTGCGACAGATGGCGGAAGAGTATGACAAGATCGGCCGCGCAATGGTACTAAGCAATCAGGCTGTTCATGGAAGAGTGTTCCCTGTTAAAGGCTCTGAGGCTGAACAAACTAAATGGGTGACAGATGCCCGTGCTGCCCACCGTTCTCGTAATGGTGGGACTGGAAGAGATGCAATTGATTTCTACACACCTTCAAAACAAGTAGCTATTGAAAGAGGCGGTAAAGCCGCACTGGCCCATAGTTCAGCAGTAGAAAGCACGCCCATGCTTGCTCCTGTAATACCAGGGGCCCAGAGAAATTATTTCAGCGGCGGTCGTAACGGGGCTGGTATGAGTCTCACAAGAGATGGTCAGCGGCTCTTCACACTCATTCACGGACGCACTGACCGGGCTCTACCGCAGGGTGGAGCAATCCCTGGAGCATCTACTGCTGCTGCTCCCGCTGCAGCCCGCGCCTCTGTAAACGGTATCACCCCCGAGCTACGAGCTGCACTCGACACCATCCGACATGCTGAGGGCACCTGGCTGGGAGGGTCCGACAAGGGCTACAAGACCATGTTTGGAGGCAGCACGTTCTCCAATTTTGCCCGCCATCCGGACAAAGTCATACACACTCCGAGGTACTCCAGCGCTGCAGCGGGTGCCTACCAGTTCCTACCTGGCACATGGGATGAAGTCAGTAAAAAAGCCGGACTGAATGATTTCAGTCCTGGAAACCAGGACCGGGGAGCGATTGAGCTTCTTAAAAAACGTGGTGTATATGACTCACTTAAAGCTGGTAAGTTTACACCTGAAGTTGCGGCAAAAATGGCACCTGAATGGGCGTCATTCCCAACAATGGCGGGCGGCAGTTACTACGGACAACCTAGTAAGAAGTTCGGAGAACTAGAAAAGTTTTATAAGAGCAGACTCGGCGCAAACAGAGAAGTAGCGCCAGCTCGCCCCCTCCCCGAGTACGGATCCACCGTTGATAATCCGCAGCACATGCGGACGATTACAGACTTAGAGAACAAGCTGGTTGCTAGTAGTCAAAAACTAGCGGATCTCCGTGCTTCTCTTGCTGACATCGGCAATTCTAAGAACTTTGAAGCTGTCGGTAAAGCATTCGAGCAAGCGCTTCCAGGTAAAGAAGACTTCGAAGCGATGGAAAGTGAAATGTTCGGCACAATGCAAACTATTGCCGCATTAGGCACAGCCACTAATGCAGCCTTTGACCCAGAAGCGTCCAAGCTCACTGTGGAGCACGCAAAGAATCGCATGATTGCAGAACGCGAACTAGCTCAAATGAGAGCACACATTGCTGGTGATACGCGACTTACAGACCAAGAAAGAGTAAAATGGCAAGAAATACTCAACGGTATAGCTATTAAATACAATGAAAATCAAGCACGGACGCTTGAACTCAAGCAAAAGCAGCTAGGTGCCGAGCGGGCTCTTGCTTACATCCAGGAAACCCAGCAGCGCACTCAGCAACTGAAACAATCAGCCGGAGATAACCGGAAACGAGCCGAGATGCGGCGTAGCGGGATGCGACAAGAAGACATCGACTACCGAATACAAGTCGATGCGATTAATCGTGATTATGAAGAAAAAGTAAAGGGCTTTAGCACAGTCAATCCCATGGCTAACAAGATCGGGCAGGCTTTTAATGGGTCAGTAGATACTAGCTTCCTCACATCAGCACTCCCAGCTAACAACATCGTCCCCACGACTGGTAAATCTACCCCCAGCACTACAGCCGCCACAACCCCGAGCACGAATCCACTTACAGCTATCACAAGTGGTTTCTCTCAGAACATTGTAAAAGTAGAAGCCGCAATGTTTTCTGCTGCTGCCACTGCATCAGGGACCTTAGGACCCGCCCTTAGTGCCGCTCTATCACCTGAAAGTCTACCAACTCTGCTGGGTGATCTATCAAAGATCGGCACTGAAATAACGGATCCTTCTGGCGGTCTACGTGCGCAAGCAGGACAAGCGAAAGAAGGTCTCTTAGCAGCAGCGCAAAGTGACTACGAAAGTGCTAGAGCCCTGAACAGCCCTATTCTACAACTTGTCGGACAGTGGCGGCAAGAATTAGCCGATACTGAAGGCATGGTTACTAGCCTTGCTGGCACGATCCAATCAGAGCTCTCCGGTGCCATGAGCACCAGCCTTATTGGACTCGTCAACGGCACCAATACGGCGAAAGAAGCCTTCGGTTCGATGTTCCAAAGCATCGGTAAAACGATGGTCGATACCGCAACACAGATGCTGTCGAAATCTCTGATGACAGGTCTGCTGGGCGGTGGGGCACCGGGCGGCGGCCTCCTCGGCAGCATCTTCGGTCTCGGGGGTGGTG